GTCGCCGGGAACGCCGATGGCGACGTTGCCAACCATCGACTCGGGTTGCACTATTTCGCGCTGACTGATATCCAATGGCGTGGCAATGGTTTCGCCTTTTACTTCTTGCGGCAACCTCTGTTTGAACTCAGGATTGCCGCGCATTTTTTCTCTGCGAATTGCTGCAGGATTTTCTTTGCCAGAGCTTAAACTTTCAGTTTTCTCAAATATTGACTTATCCCGCTTCTCCCGCAGCGCATCGACTATATCAGGATCATAGCCCTCTTGCTCTATTGCCGACCTGCCTACTTTGTTTGCCGCTGATTGCGTAGGCTGATTCAAAATCTCTTCTATCAGTTGCTCTCGCGTGCGTTTACCTATTGGCGTAGCAGCCATACCCAGCGCAGTGCCGGCTGCGCCCAACTTTGACATCATACCGAACCCGGGTATTGCCACATCTTCTATACCCATCACAGCGCCCAACCCGCGTTCCAGCACGCCCTCCTTTAACGCTTCTTTCATTGCATCATACGTGCCGCCGACGTCAGAAGACACCGCGTCTACAATATTGGGCAGCGTGCGTCGAACCTGCCGTCCCAGTGCTTCTGCTTTGTCCAGCTGTCCTATAGACCCTAACACGTTGCCGATGTCCGACGCTGTATCCATTGTGGTCTGCAACATACCGCCGGGCGACTTAGTCAGCAGCGCCTGCAGTATTTCACGCGTCTCTGGATCTAATTCTTGATACGCTCCCTGCCCAGCACCGCTAAATGTTGGGGGATATGCTCTATTGATATTCATCAACCCTGCGTCTGTGCGGAAATTACGTCGGATGTACGCTGTGCATTGGACTGCACTTGCGAGATTAAATCAGGCTGGTTTTGCGCAGCCTGCGCTGCTCCTGCCGGCGCGCTGGGCGCGGTTTCTCCCTGCTGGGAATTCTGCGCTGCCTGCTCGTGCTGCTGCATGTGCTGGCCCATAGCTTGTTCGATCTGTGCGATGAACTGTGCCGCTTGCGGGTTGGCAGGGTTGCCAGTCAGGTCCGTGGCCTGCGCTTGTTGGTTGAGTTGTATAAAGGTCGGATGCTCTCTGAATAGTGAGTGCACGCCCAGATGCGCTGCGTGGTCTTGCTGTGGTAGCACCTCTATCTGCTCGCCCGTCATTACGCGGTCGTTTTCGTATTGTGCCGCCCTCTGCGCCTCCACGTTGTCCTGATCCTGCAGCACGCGCTCCACGTCCTGCACGCCATGCGCAATGGCGGCGAGCTTGTCTACCTCAAGCTGGTCGTAGTTTGGACGGTTGCCTGCCCACGCTACAAACGCCATCGTGCGGTCGCGCTCAAGCTGCTCGTATAGTGGCTGCGTTGAGCCCGTTTTTGTTTCTATGCGATACGTATATAAAAAGTCTGACGTCCTCAGTGCGCGCACGACTCGCTGCTCCCCGTTTGGTGCTATGTTTTCAACGAACGACTCTGGCGTATACCTCGGATCGCCCATGATTTGAAACGCATTGCGCACGATAGTCTCGTAGAAAGTATTTACCGCTGCCTCCATCCAGTTGCCGTTGACCTGCGCAGCGGCAGCGACGACAGCCGCTTCCGTTGCCGTCTCCGACTGGCCGGCCTGCGGTGGCGCAAGTGCGGCGATCTCGCGCTCCATACCCATCATCATGCTGGAGAAGTTATACACGTCGACCGGGACGTTGCCCCAGTTAAGCTCACGTATGTTGTTAAGATCCTCGACGCCCACAAACTCGCCGTCGCGTCCAGTGCGCATTACGTCGCCGATCTCTGGGTTGTTTTCCAGCTCGCTGTTACGTATCGCAGTCATGCGCGACGTGCGCTTAAGTAGGTCGGATACGCGGCTGACCTGCTCAATGATGCTGTTTTGTATGTCCTCTAAATATTTGAGATGCCCTAACGGGTAGAAGCTCTCCTGCGCCAAATCGAACTTGATAGCGACAAACGGAAAGCCCTGCTCCACCAGCCACCCGGACGACTCCTCACCACCTTGCAAATTCAGCACGGGCTCTGTCGGCTCACCAGTCACGTCGTCTATGTCGAATACGGGCTGGCCCAGCAGGTCTGTTACCTGCGGGAACGTCATCTTGCGGAATGGGTGCGGGACGTCCAGTATAGGCTGGTCGACGCCCGGCACGAACATCACCTCGCGGCGTTCCATGCGGTTGTGCCACCGCTCCACCAACACAAAGTCGCCGTTGCTGATTGACTCGCGCAGGGCCTCCTGCTCTGGGCCGTCGTAGCGTTCGCCCATCACCTCGCCGTAGCCTACCTCGTCTTCGCGTGACAACTGGGTCGGCTTGATTTGCTTTTTGTTTTGAATGCGCGGGTCGTCGAGCAAATATTGCATCGGGGTCCAAAACTTCTCGCGGATGTATCGCTTGTCTCCCAGTCGGTGCGGACTGCCCGTGGGGTCCAGATGCACGTAACCGGGGGCAACGCGCTGGCAGACCACCATATCCTCTGCGAAGTCGTCGTTGGTCGTGTAGGGGGCAATGAAGTCGTCCCCGGGTGGGTTGTAGTCAAGTCGAATCCAGCCAACGCCACAGAAGAGCGCGTCGAATATAGCCTGATGGACGTGGCTCTTCAGCGACGTGATCTCCATATAGCTGCCGGCAGCGCGCTCCAGAATGGGCGCTACGTCGGCGTTGACCTCGTCTTCTACATTGAACGACATGACCGGGTAGTTGTGGGCAATGCTACCCAGTATCTGTCGGACAATGGGGTAAAACCGGCTGACCTTCACGACGTCTTCAGCGCGCAGGTCGCGTATCTTCTCGTCGAACTTAAGCTCGTATGAATCGTAGAGCTTTTGCCAGCCCTCCTGCCGGTCCCGATACAACGAGTCCAGCATTTCTCCTTCTGCTTTATACCACGATATCTCGTACTTATTCATCCGTATCTGCTCTCTATCAAATCGTCGGCGAGCTGGTCTATCAGCCGGCCACCGTCGTTGAGTGGTCTATCCTCGACCTTGCGCGCCTTGTAGACGTGGTTTATTCCGTAGCGCAGCGCGTCGGCCCCGTGGTCGTCGCCGCTGCTTGCGTCCTCTGGGTTGCGCGATTCGCGCTGCAGACTCAGCAAGCTGTCGACTACACGCTCGGTCGATCCACGGAAAAACTTTAGCCGGCCAGCGTATAGCAAATTAGCTATGTTCCGCCATCCATTGACACGGTCCATGTTCGCCTTCGACAGCGTCAGCCCGTGGTCCCGGAACGTGTCGACCGGTGCACGTGCTTGCGATACGTCTCCCGGAGCACGCCTTGTCCACATATCCCCGGGCGCTAAGAGCAACCGTGGTTGCCGGCCATACGCGCCGCCGATGGACGTGTACCTGCACTCGTCTATCATTGCTCCGATGCCCTGAGCGTGCTCCGCTCCTGCTCCCGACGAGTAGTAGCTACTGACCACCCACACGTCATCGTCGTAGTCTACAGCCAGCAAGACCGCAGCCGTAGGATTATTCTCCCCGTAGTCCATTGCCATGAACAACGGCCAGTTTTCTGGCACTTCAAATGGGTCGACCAGCAGATCGTTGCGCATAGCAGAAAACATAGCGCCGAGGCTAACGTCCCAGTTGCCATCCAGATACGCTGCCGTCAGCTCAGGATCGCCCATACCCATCAACCTGTTCGGGTAGTCTGGGTCAGCGTCAAGCAGTGCACGGTTGTCCTGCACGCGCGCTGGGATGAAGCAGCGCACCATTTTAGACTCTTTGTCGAGTAGCGGCACGTAGCCGTCTGGGTATTTGTCGATAGCGAAGTATCTTTTGACCTCACCGTGACACCTGCCGCCGGGGTTGCCTGTAGCCCGTATTCGCTTATGCTGTGCCGGCCCGCGCAGGCGCGACTTCATCATCTGATAGGGTCGCAAGCTGTCCCACGTCGGCAGCTCATCCCAGCCGATGAACGCGTAGCTGTGGCCCATATACTTCATAAAGTCCGCGTCAGTATCCATGTGCCTCAGCCTGATCTCTGCTCCACCCGGGAACCTCCACGTCCGAATGCCGACCTTATACTCGCCTCCCATCGGGCCGTAGATTTCCATTGACCGGTGGATCAGCTCGTCCATGTCCGTCGTGTGCCGGCGAAAAATGATGCCTATCCAGTCGCTGCCCTGATCGACGTCCTGCACAGCATCAGCCAGTAAGAAATCGGACTTCCCCCCGCCGGCTGCGCCACCATAGAACAGCTCGTCTATGGCCTCACCTGACATGATCGCCATCGCCTGTGGCCCCACCTGCGGGGACCAGACAAACTTAGTCTGCCCAACTGTCATCGACTGCGTCTGCTATGCGATTCTTATACCCAACCCACTCCTCGACTGTAGCCGCGCGCGGTGGCCTATCCATCTGCATTCGTATCGGGCCACCGTCCACGCCCGTCTGCTCGCTGCGCTCCACGTAGCCGCGCCGCTTGCCTTGTGTTTTTAGATAGAAGAAAATGGCCGAAGGGTGACGTTCCCGGACCAGCTCATGCAGGCTCTGCTCTGCCACGTCTACCAGCGTCTCCCTGACCTCGTCGACCACTTCACCGAGTCCATACCGCTCTATGCTGGAGTAGACCGTCTGACGCACGCAGTCAGCCTCCCGAGCGATTGCCGTCAGGTTTCCGTCGTGTTTGCGGATCAGATCGGTCAACTGCTTTTTGGTAAAAGTGCGGCTATGTTTATCTCTTTTTGGCATTGTCTAACCATCTATCTCCACGACTACGGGATTCTGGGCCATACGCCGCATATGCTCGCGCTCTGCTTTAGTAACGGGCCACGGTATGTCTATGTATACTTCTTCCTGCAATCCCGGCAGTTTGACGACCGCAGCTCGGCATTTGCTGCCGTGCATCTGTATTTTTCCGTTCATGATGTCATCCCGCAACGATTGGACCAGCGTAGCTGCTGCCTCGTGCCGGCGGGATTCGTGCTCAGTTACCTCTATGCCCAACATATCGCTCCTTATGTGCGCGTTTTCTTTCTGCTCGCGGCCATGTTATCAACAAGATTCGGGTAGGGC